TTGCGAAATTGGTGCCATGTTCTGTCTCCTAGTGAAAATCAGTGGCCGCAGCCTCGGTAGCCGCAGGCGCAGGTGCCGACAACTTGTCCGCAGACGGGGCAAGCCTGATATGAGAGAGAGTGGACGTGGACGGGGCCGCCGCCGGGGTCATTCTCCCAGGGCACGGAAACGTCGCGGAAAGCCCCGCTCCGTCTTGTAGCTCTGACGACGCCAGTGGCGGCGAACGAAAACGGCAGGATTGTTCCGTCCCGCCTGGTGGCGCGATAGTTCTGAACGCCCTGGGGAAAGTCGGCAAATGAGCCGTCCCGCTTCGTCGCGCGCAGGTTCAGCAGATTTGGGTCTAGTATCGGCAGACCGCCTGGTAAAGTTCCGCCCCCTGGCATCAGATCGCCTCTATGTTTACGATCAGGTCTGCGGTGGCGGCGTGTAGCCCCTGCGGGGTCACGGCCTTGGTGGCGTTGCCGTTGAGGGCGAAGGGCGAGGACGCATCCGCCGTGCCTTTCGCTCCTGACGAGCCTGTCGTGCCGGTTTTTGTGATTCGCACGGCGTATCCCGCCTGGACGCTCTGTCCAACGATGGTGTAGGTGCTGCCGCCTGAGTTGTAGTAGTAGTCGCCTTCCACGACCGCAGTGGAGTTGGGGCCGGTGGAGGACTGCGGATGCCACTTGGCTCCTGCCGTCTCGACTATCGTGGCGAGTTGGACGTGCCCAACTGCGGAGGTGCTGGCGGCGGGGGTGGTGTGGCTGGCGGCGGCGAAGGTGCTTTGGGGGAGGCTTCCGAATACGCCTCCGCCGGCGTAGGTGACGATGTTTCCGCTGGTCTGCGTGCCAAGCTGGACGGCGCCGAATGCGGAGGCGGTGGCGGTGGGCAGTCGGGCGGGGTCAAGCGTTCCGCTGTTGACGTCGGAGGCGGGGTGCTGGTGGGCTTTGGCGGCGAAAACCGTGAGGCCATCGGTTATGTCCGAGGCGGGGTGCTGGTGGGCCGGGTGTGAGTGCCCCGCCTCTGCAAAGTAGGACTTTGAGAGGGTGCCGAGTGTGCCGGAGGTGCTTGTGTAGGTGACAATGGCGTCCGGGGTCTCTGTTCCTAGTTTGACGGCCCCGTGCGCGGCGGGGGAGGCTGTGGGCAGTCTGGCGGAGGCGAGGGTGCCGCTGGTGATTTCGCTGGCGGCGTGTTCGTGCGCGGCGACGCCGCTGGGGGCGGCGTTGTCAACATATCGCTTTGTTGCTATGTCGTCCGGGGACGAGGGGTCATTGACTTGGGCGCGGCCGTTGGTGTCCCTGATTATGACGACGTTCTTGGGGTTGGAGCCCGTGGGGACGGCGGCGCTGGCGTCGGATATTTGGGCGCTGGTGTGGTTGTGGGAGGCCTTGGCGAATGTGGATTGGGGGAGGCTTCCGAGGGCGCCGGTGGTGCTGGTGCTGCTGGTGTAGGTCAGGATGTTGCCGTCGGTGATGGTGCCAAGTTGGACGGCGCCGATGGCGGCTGCCGTGGCCTTGGGCAGTCGGGCGGAGGCGAGGGTGCCGCTGGTTATGTCGGCGGCGTCGTGCTGGTGGCCGGGCTTGGAAAAGGTGGTCTGGGGAATCGGGGTGCCAAATGTGCCGGCGGTGCCTGATGCGGTCAGGACGTCGCCGCTAGCGCCGGCGGGGACTTTGGACTTCTGCCAGGCGGATGAGTCGGCGGCGGTCCCGAATTTGCCGGCAGTGCCGCTATGCGTGGCAAGGTAGCCGCTGGTTTCGGCGGGGATGGGCGCCTGGCGCGCGGCGGCCTGTGTGTCGACGTAGCCCTTAGTTGAAATGTGCGCGGTGTCGGTCGGGGTGGCGATCTTGGCGTTGCCGCTGGCGTCCCTCATTACGATGCGGCTGGCGGTGGCGTCGGGCGTGGCGCCGTGGACTGCGGTTGCTTTGACGTGGGTGTCGAGGTCGGCGGCGACGTTGCCTTCGAGGGCGTCGATTATCTTGGTGAGGTGGCGCTTGTTTACGATGTCGGCGCTTTTGGTGTCGTCGCTGGGGTCGGCAACTTGGGCGCGGCCGCTGGCGTCGCGGATTATGAGGCGGTTGGCCGTGGCGGCGGCCGTGGCGGAGTGGGGGGCGGTGAGGTCGGCGTGGGTCTTCAGCTCTGTCTTGGTGGCCGACTCGCGTCTAAGGACCACGGTCCTGTCGGCAAGGTCCTGGTGCGGAAGGTTGTCAATGCCGCCGGCGCCGCCGAGGACTGGGTCAACGGTGTCTATTTCCCTGATCCGCAGGGGCCAGCTTATGTTGGGGTCTTCTGGCAGGTTGTCTTTCATCTGGCCTCCAGTAGTGTCCAGGTTCCTTCGTAGGTGACGGCGGTGTCCATTGCGATTATTGGTAGGTTTTCGCGTGTCTCAACTGTAGAGAGGCGGCCGAGGCGCACGAGTGCCAGGTGTTTGACGTCGGGGACTGTCGCCTGTGCAGGGTTCAGGCGCCAGTTGATGGTGCGGTTGGGGCCCTGGTTGGTGATCCAGATGGATTCAATGACTTGGGCAGGCCGGGCGGGGTCGCTGGGTCGGAGTTCGATGGCCGCGATTTCGCTTGCGGTGCCGGCTGGGTCCTGGACATACGAGATCAGGACGTGCCTGGCGTGGAAGCCTTGGAGGCCGCTGTGGAGGGGCGCCCAGGCGGCCGCGAGTGTGGCGGCCTGCTGGCGGTCGGCGACGCCGAATGAGCGGCTTTGTTCGTCTATAAACAGCCTGATCAAGTAGTCCCCGAAATGGTCGAATCCGCTTTCGTAGTAGGGCGGCGGGCCGCTGTGGTGTTCGGTGCCATCGTGGATGACTAGGCGGGTGCGATCCAGGACGTAGGCGTCTGAGTAGCCCAGGAGCCTCATAACCTGTTCCACTGCCCAGCGTGTCCCGCGGCGGCGCTGCAACAGGACGGCGGAGTTGACGAGGGCTTCTTTGTTTGCGCGGTCGCGGTCTTCATCGTCTTCGTCGTTCATGGCCTGCCAGAGTGGGCCGGCGACGCCGGCTTGTCGGGCGAGTTCCCAAAGGACTTGAAGGGGGGCGGTCTTGGTGTCGGCTGGGCAGGCCAGGTAGGGATCGAGGGCGGCGGAGCCGTCTATCGCGGCGGCGAAGGCGCGGCCGCGGAGGTCTTTGACGGAGGGCGGGAGGAGGTCTTCCGTTGTCAGTTGGCCGAGGTCATTCATTGACGGCCCCCGCGTATCGGAATGTGACGGTTGTCAGTCTTGCCCACTGGTTTGGATTGATCACCAGCGGGGCGCCCTTGGGGAGGTTGATGTCTGGGGCAAGTGTGGCGAGGTCAATGGAATAGATCGCGTCGGCAAGGGGGGCGAGGGCAAGGAGTATCTGGGTTGGGGTGACGTCGATCCCAAGGCGGGCGCTGTGGGCGGCGCCAAATTCGAAGGCGAGGACGCTGGCCTTGGCACGGACCAAGTCGCGGTCGTGGCCGGCGCGGAGTATGAGGTCGGCGGTTATGGAATAGGGGACGTCAAGCGCGGGATCGACGGCCACGCGGTCGCCGATCAGGGCGACGTCGGCCTTGTTGAGGCGCTCTGCGACGGCGAGGCAGAGGTCGCGGCTGGCGGCTGTGCCTCCGTTGGAGGTCCTGGCGAGGATATAGACTTGGATGTCGCCAGGCTGGGCGCCTGGGACGGCTAGGGCGTCTGCCACTTCCGGGCTGGCGCCGAGGGCGGCGAGGCGGTAGCCGTCGGCTGTGCCTCCGCCGAATCGGGCGGGGGTGAGTAACAGGCGGGTGCGGTAGGCTTCGTCCGTTTCGAGGTCGCCGCCGCCCGTTGGGGTGGTGGTGTTGGCGGCGGCGTAGCCTTGCAGGGCCGGGCCAAGGTCACAGATCATGCCAGTGGGGATGCCGTTGGCGGCGGCGCCGTTTTCGAGGCACTGGGCCTGGACGGGTTCGATTGTGGTTTCGCCTTGGACGACGTGGCCCTGGGTGATGGTTTCGAAGGCGAAGCGGCCGTCGGCGGTCTTTATGATGACGCCGGGCTGGATGGTGAAGCTGAATGCGGCCGGCGCGGGCTGTGTGAATGTGATTTCGCACCGGGCCTTGGAGGGTTGGAGGCGCGGGGTTTCGAGGTTGGCGCCGAGGGCGTCGAGGTGTGGGCCGGTTGCGTAGGCTACTAGGTTCTGTTCGGCGGCGTATTGTGTTGCGATGCGCCTTTCGGAGTCGACGTAGGCGAGGGTCTTCAAAAGTAGGTTTTCGATTTGGGCGGGGTAGAGCGTGCGGTCTGCGTAGGTCTCAAAGATTTTTTTGAGGTCCTGGAACAGCACGGCGGGGTCGGTCTCTAGGAATGTCAGGTGCCCCATGCGATCTCCGTTTTGGTGTAGGTGTCCTGCTGGCCGATGTTGGAGGGGCGCCAGCTAACTGTGAGGCGGCCGGCGTGGGGGGCTGTGAGTTGGCAGGTGACGGGGCCGAGGGTGATCCTTGGCTCCCAGCGCTGGAGGGCCCTGGTGACGGCGCGGATTATCGCGGGGGCGGCTTGGGGCGCGGGCTTGTCCAAAAAGTCGAGCAGGGCGCAGCCGAATTCGGGCTCCAGCGGGACGCTCGTCGGGGGCGTCTGGACCACGAGCCTTATGGCCTGGTCGAGGTCGTCAAGGCCGAAAACGGCCTCGCCCAGGTGGCCGGCCCTGGCCTGCCAGAAAGGTGAATCGGTGGCGCCCATGCCTCCAGTGTCGGGGCGCGGGGGGTGACATTTGTGGCGGGGCGTGTCCCTATTTGGGTTCCGGGCGAAAAAAAGGCCCCCGCGTGGGGGGGCTGTGTGCTTGATCGGGCTGGCTAGGGGGCGGCGTCAAGACAAAAAAAGCGGGGCACTGGGCCCCGCTCTGGCACCCCCACGGGATGTGGGGAAGACTTGCAACGCCCGAAGGCAGTTAGATCTGGTAGTGCAAACTGCGTAGCGGTTGAAGATTACTACGCAAGGTTCAAATTGCTCAACGCCCGGAGGCGTTAGATCTTTTTTTAGTTTTTCGCGGTTTGCTTCCGGCGTCAAGTTCTTTTTTGAGGGCGTCCAGGATGGGGCGGAAAACGGGGATCATTTCGGTTTCGCCGTGGGCCCAGCGGCGGATGGTGGAGGGTGAGACGCCGAATTTTTTGGCCAGGGCTGTGACGCCGCCGGCGTGGTCGGCCAGGCGGCGCCAGTCGCCGGCGAAGGTGGTGGGGCGGCCGATTTTAGGCATGGATGGCTTTGACTTTGACGGTTAGCGTGGATTTGGGGCGCTTGTCGGCGAGGCTTTCGGCTAGTGTGTCAAGGTCCGAAAGGACTTGAATGGCCGCGTGGCTTTCTTCGCAGAATTCACAGGCTGAGATCATGCCTTCAATCACGTTGCCGATCTTGGCGAGTTCGGCGCGGCAAAAGGCGGCGTGGTCTTCCGGGTCTTCGTCAACGTCGTATTCGTCGGCGTAACGGAATTCAGCAACTTTGCCGCTGGCGTCCAGGGCGGCCCAGCCCCGGCCACAGCCGTGGTAGCACTCGTCTAGGACAGCCTGGGGAATTTGATGGACAATCACGGCTTTCTCCTTTAAGATTGTAGCAAGTTCGCCTTTCGGCGTGGATTGAAACGCAAGGCCAGATGTGAAGGCCGGCAAGTCAGCAAGTGGGGCCCCGCGAGGGGCCCTTGGGTTAGTTGGCGGCTGTGGTTGTATTGCCAAGGGCGGCGTCGATTTCGGTCAGTCGGGCGATCAGGCGGTCGCGCTCTGCTGTGAGGGCGGCAACGTCAACGGCGGGGGCGGCGTCGATTATTTCCAATTTCCAGCCGCGGTCTTCAATTTTGGCGGCGTCTGAGGCGGCGCGGTTTTCTGCCAGGGCGCGGGGGAGGTCGTGGATCACTAGGACTGCGCCCTTGCAGACTTCCGTGTGCCAGTTCTTGGTGCTTCCGCCGCTGGTGATCTGGCCCTTTTCCAGGCAGACGCCCTCTCCAACTCTGGCGCCGGTGTCCCTGCCCTTGGCGCTGGCAACTATGCGGCCGCAGATCACTACTGGGCCGCAGGTGTGCTGGATGTCGTCCAGGAATGTGACGCGCGCGGAAACGAGTTCGCAGGGCTGGTCATCGCGTCCGTAGATGCGGCGCATAATTTCGCGGGCCGTCTCAAGATCTCTGACATCCATTGTCCAGGCTTTTTCGTCGGCGTTCCAGCGGGCGCCGGCGGCCTTGACGTGATCAACGAAGCGCGGGTTGAAGGGCGTGGTGATCAGAATCGTGTTGCCCTTGGTGGCGATTGCGAAGGTGTTGCACATGGTTGGCTCCTTTGAAGATTTTACTGGTTTTGAGGGAGTGGGGCCCCGAAGGGCCCCGGTTGGGTGAAGCTAGGCGGTGGCGAGTTGCTTGGTTGGAAAGTTGCGTGTCAGTGAGGAAACAAGGCACTTGGCGAGGCGGTCATCGTTGGCTTGCCGCTCTGTCTTTAGCCAGAGACTGAAAAGGAGGGTGACAAGCAGGCTGTCGGCTTCCAGGTGGGCAAGGGTCAGGACGTGGTGGCGGTTTTTGTCCATCTGTTCGCCCGTGGGAAGCGTGAAGGCGTATTTGATGCCGTGGGTGTCTAAGAGTTGGGCCAGGGCCGGCAGGGTGTCGAAAACGCCGGGGGTGCTGAGGTCCTGGCTCTCGTAGACGAAGAGGCTGGCGTCAAAGATTGCGGGGAAGGTTGCGGTTGTCATTTTTGGCTCCTTTTGAAGTGGGCGGTGGGTTTGGCTCCGTCCTTAACAATATTAGTATCGCCCAGATGGGCGAAAGTGTCAAGAGGAAATCTCAACTTTTTTTTGGCTTGCAAAGGGGCGTGGGTGTTGGTTTTGGCTGGAAAGGCAACAGGGGCGCGGGTGCTGTGGGTGTTGGAGGGCTAGGCGTGGCGCGGGGTTGGGGGGGGCAAAAAATATTTTGAAAATATTTTTGGCGCGGCCGTTTTTTTGAGGTCTGATTCTGAAAATTTTGGGCGATGTGAATTTTTTTTGTTGTGGTTGCGGACTGGCTATCCGTGCGGTTTTGCGCTGTGTGTCCGCAAGTTGGCTGTCCGTGCATGTTTGCGCGGTGTTGGTGCGAAAATGATGTAATGCCTCAAAACGCGCTGGCGGCGCAGGTTTGCGGCGCGTTGCGAAAATGTTTTGTTGGAGGTGCGAAAAACCGCTGGCGGTGCGGTGTTACGGCTATTCTGTGCAAACTGGCTTGGGAGGCTAGTTTGCGCGGCAATGAAAAAATATTTTGTGGAGTGTGCGACAAATGGCTGTCCGTGGCAGTTTACGGCTGGTGCGTGTAAACTGGCTTGGGCGGCTGGTTTGCGCGGCAATGAGAAATTATTTTGTGAGTGGTCTGTAAAGTGGCTGGCGGCGGGTGTTTACGGCTGTTTCAGTAATATTCTTGCGAGGCCTGCACAGAGTAAGAGCCATCCGAACAAAACCAGTGCGCCGTTGGCTATGTCTATCCATGAGGGTTTTGGCGTGTCCATGAAGAGTTGCACAGGGAGCGGCGTTTCAAAGTATGCGAGGTGGTAGGTGTGTATGACTGTGAAGCGGCACTGTGGGCTGTTCTTGCGCGGAGGCTCTGTAACCAGCGTTGGAACGCCCTTAGTGGCACTAACGCTGGACTTTACATAGGCAAAGTCCAGCGCAAGTGCCACTTGGGGCGTTGGGTTTGTGAAGGCAACTGGAACAGTGAAGAGGCGAGTGGCGGATATGAGCATGGGTGCGGCTCCTGGCTAGGACGGCGGGGCCGCTCCGTTGGCGGCGTGTTTGTGGTCTTTGAAGCTGACGCCGGCGATTGTGGCGTCCGTGGCGAAGGTTGCGGTGGGGGCTTGGATGGCTCCGCTGGCGGCTATGCTTCCAGAGGACTGGATGCTTCCGGCTGTGACGGCGCCGCCTCCGCTGGCGGCTATTGCTGGCGCGGCTATGGGACCGGCGGCTGTGATTGTTGCGGCGGCTGTGACTGGGCCGGTTATGGTGACGGGTCCGTCAAGTGTGATCGCCGAGGCTTTGATGGTTGCGGTTGCGGCGGCCTCTATTGTGACGGCGGCGCCGGCTTTGGCTGTGAGGTTGCCGCCTGCCTCCGCTTGGATGTCAGAGGCGGCTTCTATGGTAGCCGATGAGCCGGCGGTGGCCATGATGGCGCCGCCAGCGTCCGCCTGTAAGTTGCCGCCGATGTCCAGGACGGCGTCGCCTTTGACGGAGGCGATGAGGTCGCCGGCGGCTGTGGCGATGAGGTCGGCCTTGGTGTGGGCCTCAATATTCTTGGACGCTTTGACGATAACGGCGCCGGGGGTCTCTATTTCGATAACGGCTCCGAGTGGGCCGTTGCCCTTGGCAATTTGAATTCTGGTTCCGTCTTCCAGTCTGAAGTAGAGGTCTTCAGGGGCGAGGTCGGGCGGAGCCTTGTCTTTGTCTGAGTAACGCCCGGCAAGGATTAGGCCGTCCTGCAGGTCTTGATCCAGAAAAAAGACAAAGGCCTGCTGACCGATTCGGGGCAAAGCAAAAGACCGCGCGGCGTGCGTCCAGGTCTGTGCGACGGGAAGCCAGTCGGTTTCGATCTGATCCATGTCGGGCAGTTGGGCGCGCGCCTTGGCTTGGGCGGCGTCAACGGCGGTGATTAGGCCACGGTAGCCCTCCATTTAGGACCTCCAAGGTGGTAGCCCCGCCGCCGGGGGCGTGTCTGGTTCTTCGATTATGGGTATCAGGACGGGGGTCGGCGGCAAGGGCGGGTCGTTGGGGGCCAGCTTGCGGAAGGGGATGGCGTATCTTCCGAAAAGCCAGGGGTTGGCGCGGAGTATGGGTTCGATCTTGGCGGCGTCGCCGTAATAGCGATGGGCGATGGTGTCCAGCCGCTCGCCTTCTTTTGGGAGGTGTATCAGGTGATCCATTGCGGCTCCTCAATTTGCGGGGGAGGGGGCAAAGCAAGGCTGGTAGATGCTTCCAGCGCGGCGGCCTCCAGGCGTTTCCGGGCGGTCTCAAAGTTGGCGGGGTCTGTCTCAATGCCGATAAAGGAGCGGCCCTGCCTGAGCGCGGCCACGCCGGTTGAGCCTGATCCCATGAAAGGGTCTAGGATGGTCTGCCAGCGTTGGGCAGTGAGTAGCCATTCCATTAGTTGCACTGGCTTTTCTGTGATGTGGGTCTTGGCGGCGCCGACTACATTTAGGGTGAAAAAGCCCTCAAGCGCGGGGGCGCCCTGCTCTGCCCCCTGCTCGGCGGCAAGGGCGCCGGCGGAGGCGGTGACAATGTATTCGCACTGGCTTCTAAACCAGCCCAGGCGCGGTCTTACAGCCGCTGTTTTGTTCCACGGGATGATGCCGCGGTAGACCCAGCCTCCAACTTGGCAAGCGTCTATCAGGCAAGGCAACTGCCGCCAGTCAATGAAGCTGAAAAGTGCCCCGCCTGGGCGGGTGATCGCAAGGCACTGTGCCAGCCAGTCGGAACACCAGAGCATAAATGACCGCTGGTCGCGGTTGTCGCCGGTAAAGGCGGGGCGTGTCTGGGCGATGATGGATTCGTTGAAAAGGTATTTTTTATTGGATTCTTGGGAGCGGTCGGAGCGCATAAGCCCGCCGCTGGAATAGGGCGGGTCGCAGATCACGGCGTCCACTGTGGGCAGGGTGGGCAGTATCTCTCTACAGTCGCCACGGTAAAGGGTGGCGGTCTGGTCGTTGGCGGCTGTGATAACTAGACGATCCATTGAGGTGCCCTATTTATCGGGTGTTT